CCCATTTATGCTATATTCTTTATACTATAATAGGAGAAAAAAAATGTATATAGTTAAATTTAATTTGAATATGCTAAACCACCCATTCCAGAAAGAATGCGTAGAACGTTATAATTAACAGCATAAACGAATAATGTATAATCAGTTGGATTATAACCGCTTGCTATGCTTGATTCAAAATCTAAATTTAATACAGCAGTATCAATACGGGACATATTTAAAGTTCCTGATGGTTGATGTTCTTCTGGTTTTAATGAGAATGAATAAACATTAATACCAGCATTTGATGGTATATTTTCATGATGTTGATATGGTTGAATTAAATTGAAATATCGTCCTGGACGTTGATAAAATCGGTCATTGCCATTTAATACTAATTTAGCACTTTTAACAGGATTTGATGGTAGGCTAGAAGCAGCAGCAATATAATCAATATCACTTTGTATTAAATTTTCAGTTAAAGCCTTATTACTTGATAATAAAGTATTAACGGCATCAGATTTAGTAGTATAATTAAACCAATTATTAACACTACTATCTTTAGAAATGAACCATACTAATTCTTTGCAAGGATGATTAAAATTTAATTTAGTTTTAACAGAGGTTGCAGCGATTGCCTCTTGTCCAGTAAATTGTAATTGTTCAATTAAATATTCATGGGATAATTGAGCAAATCGTCGGCGTTCATCAGTATCTAAATAAATATAATCAACCCATAATGATGAGGTGAAAGTATCAGTAGAAAGAGCACCGCATTTAGCAAAAGTTTCGAAATTAATATTAATTTTTACTTCGTGATATTGGAGAGCAATTAGAGGTAAGGCTAATCCAATATTACGGCAAAACCAGAATTCAAGAGGTATATATAAAGTAGAACCAGCAACAGAAGAACCACCTAAACCACCAACCATTTCATTATATCCATGGCGTTTAGATTTTGGTAAAGATAATTCATTCCAAACATATAACCAATGAGAATAATGTTTATCTATTTTTTGACCTCCGATTTCAATTTCAACATAATTTAAAAGACGAAGACCATAATAATTAACATATGAAGATCCACCAGCAGGAACTTTTACTTGTAAATACATACGATTTATTAAATCACCATTGCGGGAAATTTGGCAAGTTACACGAGAACCATATGTTGGATTTCCATTAAAAGTTTGTTCAATCGCTTCTAATGCAAAATTTGTATGTCGGCGATATGCAACTTTGAAAAAAGTTATTTGAGGATTGCCAGTTAAATAAACATCCTGAGCACCATAAGCAACAAGTTGAAGAAGACCACCACCCATTTATGCTATATTCTTTATACTATAATAGGAGAAAAAAAATGTATATAGTTAAATTTAATTTGAATATGCTAAACCACCCATTCCAGAAAGAATGCGTAGAACGTTATAATTAACAGCATAAATATTAATATTTGCATCTAAAGTATTAGTTAATGTTGTTGGAGTAACTGCTAATATGGCTGTATCAATACGAGACATATTTAAAGTTCCTGATGGTTGATGTTCTTCTGGTTTTAAAGCAAATGAATATACATTAATACCACGATTAAGAGATATATTAGTATGATGTTGATATGGTTGAACTAAATTGAAATAATTTCCATTACGAACATTAAAGCGGTCATTACCATTTAATTGTAATAGACAAGTATCAAAAGGATTTTTAATAGTGCTTGATGATGAATCTAAAAATGGTATATAACTATCTTGGATATATTGATTAAGAGTACTTATTGTAAATGCAGCACCAGATACATTACTTGATACAGTTAAATTACTTGCAACATCTTTTGAAAATGCTCCTAATGGTAAATAATTAAGACCTGTTGCATTATCTTCATTAACAGTTGAAAATCCAGTAGCATCATTTTCAAAAGTATAATTATACCATTTGCTAGCAAGGGAACTTTTAGCAACCCATACTAATTCTTTGCAAGGATGATTAAAATTTAATTTAATGCGAGAACCAGATTTACTTAAAGTTTCTTGTCCAGTAAATTGTAATTGTTCAATTAAATATTCATGAGATAATTGTGCAAATTTGCGACGTTCATCAGTATCTAAATAAATATAATCAACCCATAAATTAGGGCTATATAATTTATAATCAGTTATAACAGGAGTAGTGGTTGCATTACTTACATATACACAGTTAGCAGCAGATTCAAATTCAATCTTTAGTTTAACTTCATGATATTGGAGAGCAATTAATGGAAGGGCTAATCCGATGTTGCGACAAAACCAAAATTCAAGGGGTATATATAAAGTAGTTACACCTTCGGTATCACCATATACACCGGAATTTAAAGCATCACGATCAGCACCAACCATACTATCATAAGCATATCGTTTTCCACGTGGAAGAGATAATTCATTCCAGATATAAAGCCAATCGGAATAATGTTTATCAATTTGTTGTCCGCCTATTTCAATTGAAACAGATTTTAATAGGCGTAAACCTAGATAATTAACATATGAATGATTATTAGTAACATTAGTAGTGGATAGTTTATTAACACCAACTTCTAAATAAGTTCGATGAATTAAATCACCATTGCGAGATATTTGACAATAAACAGTATTTCCATAATTAGCAATACCGCTAAAAGTTTGTTGTATTGCTTCCATTGCAAAATTTGTATGTCGGCGATATACAACTTTGAAAAAAGTTATTTGAGGATTGCCAGTTAAATAAACATCCTGAGCACCATAAGCAACAAGTTGAAGAAGACCACCACCCATTTATGCTATATTCTTTATACTATAATAGGAGAAAAAAATATATTGAATAAGATATATAAAAGCATATTCGCATTTTTTATTATATATGTTTAAAGACAAAACATCTAAAAAACGATTTCAGAATGTTGATATAACGAGAGATTTATCAACATTAGATGCGATGCATAATAAGATTATTAATAATTATAGTAAAAAAATAATAGATGACAGAAATTATATTGAACGAATAAATAATTTAGAAATTAATTATAAGAATATTAATAATGAGATAATAAAATATAATATTGATAATTTGAAAAATGATAATATTTATTCTAATTTATGGAATAGTAATATACTAATTAAAGAAGAATTAAAATTATTACAAGATGAAATTAATAATATTAATTATTTTGATGAAATTGAATATTATGAAAATACAAGCACTATTTTATTTAATTATTATGAAATGTTAGAAAAACAATCATCTTCAATATCATCTTCAACTAATAATAAATATAAAAATAAATCTATTTTAGAATCATTTAATATATCTTTGCCAAAAGAAGAAATTAAAATTGATGAAGAAGATAAAATTATTGAAAAAAGCGATTTAGTTGACCAATATTTAGCAATCACTAATAAATATTACATTAAAAGAAATGATAATAATAATAATGATACTACAGAGATATGTCATCGTTGTAATATACCTTTAATATGTTTGCAACACGATGCAATAATGATTTGTAATAATTGTGGATATCAGGAATTATTATTAGTTGAACAGAATAGACCAATATTAAAACAAAATACCAAAGATACATCACATTTTAGTTATAAGCGAATAAATCATTTTAGGGAGTGGTGTAATCAAGTTCAAGGAAAAGAAAGTACAGATATACCGAATGATATATTTGAAAAGATATTAAATGAAATTAAGAAGGAAAAAATAATTGATACAAAACGGATAACATATTCAAAGATGAGAGAGATATTAAAAAGATTAAGAATAAATAAATATTATGAACATATCAATTATATAATTAATAGAATTAATGGAATACCGACACCTCAATTTTCAACAGAATTAGAAGAAAAATTATGTTCAATGTTTAAGGATATTCAAGGTCCATTTTTAAAACATTGCCCAAAGGACCGGAAGAATTTTTTATCATATAGTTATGTTTTATATAAATTCTTTCAAATATTAGGTTTGAATGAATATTTGAAATTCTTTCCACTTTTAAAAAGTAGGGAGAAATTATATGTTCAAGACCAAATATGGAAAAAAATATGTGAAGATTTAAATTATAAGATAATTCCTTCTCTTTAAGCAGGTCCAAAACCAACAAGACGGAAACCAGCACCAAGACCAACACCTTGACGAGCACCAGCAGCAATAGAGGGGGATAGTAAATCAAATAGAGAGAATAAACAAGCAGCAGTTAAAGCAATCATCCATACTTCACTTAATTGAAGTTTTTGTTCGGGTAAAACATATGCAGCAATGGCAACTACTATGGCTTCAATTGCATATTTTAAGATACGTATTAACGCTTCCCATATATCAAAACTATATGTTGGTTGTTGATTCATATTATACTATTATAATAATATATTTTTTTATTATTAACAAAAATAAAAATTGATATTTTTTCATATAAATCAATTAAGTATTATAATAATAATAATTATAGATATTATGCGAGGTATTACAGCAGGTGAAACAATTGTATATGCTACGGCTGCTTATATCATTGTTAAAGTTAATATCGTTCTTAAATTTAATCCTAATAATCTTAATAATAGAAAATGATATAAGAATTTTTATTTATATATATTATATAATAAATGGGAGAAAATTTAGTATCTACAAAAGAAAAAGATTATCTAGATGAAGATAAACCGATTAGAGGTCAAAACTATTGTTTAGTTTCTTTTTTAAGTCCTGAAGATATTTTAAAGGAAAAAGAGGTTTATTATTTTTCACGATTTATTGATAAATTCGGGAAAGATATGAAAACTCTTTTAGATGGTATTGAAACTAAATATCCTGATTCGGTTGAATTGGTAAAAACAATTCGTTCAAATCATGATTATATTTTTAATGCAAATGATTTAGATTCACAATATAAATTTTTCAAGGATAATAATTCACACGAGATTGAAACTGATTTTCACAGAGAAAACGATTTTAAAACTTCAATGAGAGGAATTAAAATTCGTGGTGTTTTTGATACTATGGAAGAAGCCAAGACAAGAAGTGAATTTATTAAACGACAAGATAATAAATTTGATATTTATATTTGTCAAGTTGGTTGCTGGTGTCCTTGGTCTCCTAATCCAAATGATTTAACTGACCAAGAATATTCAGAAACTCAATTAAATACATTAATGAAACAATATAAGCAAAATATGGATTCAAAAGATGAATTATTTGAACAGCGAAAAGCGGATATGATGGCTAATTCTAAATCTCAAGTTTCAAATATTGCCGATGATCTAGCTGGACAAACTGATCCATGGATTGCAGCCAAAGCAGGAAAAGAAGAAGTTAAAGAAGAAGTAGCGGAAGTTAAAGAAGAAGTAGCGGAAGTTAAAGAAGAAGTAGCGGAAGTTAAGGAGGAAGAAGCGGTGGTTGTTGGAAGAACACCGAGTGATTAAATAAAGAATTTTATTTATTTTTTTGTATTCATTAAATAAAAATGAAATCAATTGCATTATTTATGTTATTTGTTGGAGTAGTTTTAATAATTAAGAGTTATTATGAATTTAAATATTCAAAAATTGATAAACCTAAAACAATAATTAAATATATACCAATAAGTCAATATGAAGAAACTTTAACAGATAGCGAACATTTATCAGAATTTTATAAAGGTATGTTTGAATTAACTCAGCCGAATATGTATGACGCAAAAAAAATATAATTTATAATTAATATGACAAAATCAATAAATGATATTGGATATGTATTAATAGATAATATAATTAATATTAAAAATGATAATAATAAAATTAAATTATTATCAGATATTAAAAATTTCAATAAAGATATTATGGATAAAAAAGAAGAAATTATAAAAAATAGAAATATATATTTAACGAAATATGATATACCGAGAAAAAATAATAATGATAATTATGATAAATATTTGAAAGATAAGGAGATTTTATATAATAAATGGAAACAATCAAAAGCCGTTAAAGATTTATATTCATTATTAGCATTAAAAAGACCTGAATATAATGAAGTAGAAGATATTTATACAGCCATTAAATAAGATACATCAGTTATTCTCATTAAAAATATCATAATACTATTAAAAATACTTAATACGAATGAAAACATTCCCAAAATTTTAAGAAATGCATCCCAAATTGTTTTAATAATATGATAAGGTAAATATAAAAGTTTATTAATAATAAAGAAAATATAATAAATCATTTGAATAATTGGCAATATTACATATAGAAATACGCGTGCAAATGAAATTTTAAAATAATAACAATAAATTGAACCTACAAATATAATAAATATTAATGTATAAAAAATATTATAAAAAGTTGATATAACGTAATTACCCATATTATTATTATTTATATAAAATAGATTAAATAAAAATGGAAGAACAACAACAAAGTTTTAAATTTAATTTTTTTGCGTTTATTATTGCTTTTGCTATTGGTATTTTTTATGTTTATATCGCAACCCCTAAACCTAAAATAATTATTAAATATCCAACTCCGTATAATGCAAATAAGATTGTTTATAGAAATGATAATGATATATGTTATAAATATAGTGTTGATGAAATTAAATGTTCAGATACTGCAATTGATCAACCTATAATATAAAAAAATAACCATTATATTTAGATGATAAACACGCGTAATTTAATAGATAGATTGTTTTATACGAATTTTGGACAAATAATGATTAGTGCATTATTTGGTATATCATTGGCATTAATTTTTAATAGAGTTTGTAAAGATAATTGTACCATTTATTTTGCACCTAAATATGATGATATTAATAATAAAGTTTTTAAATTAGATGATACATGTTATAAATATAAAACTGTAAATGTTCCGTGTAATGATAAAGCAATTGAACCATATGACGGGCATTCAATTGCATCTAATCAAATAAAAGAAGAGGGAATAATTGATAAATTATTTGCGTAATTTTTATTATTATATATTTAAATCATATTAATATAATAATGCAAAATCAATCACAAAATAATATGATTACACCTATTGATAAGATACCATTAAAAACATCAGGTGCTAATATTACAGATGATATGTCGGATGATCCAATTGTTAAAGATGTTTTAAATGAATTTGAAAAAGAATTATCCATTAATGAACAAACCGCAAATAATTATAAAATTAATGTTAATCAAATGCAACAGCAATATCAACAACAACAGCAACCACAAATGCAACAACAAATGCAATATCAACAACAACAACCACAAATGCAATATCAACAACAACCGCCGATGCAACAATTACCGAAAAACCAACAATCCATTAATTATATTGATAATGTATTATTAACTAAAACTTTTATTATTTGCATAATAATTGGATTATTTACAAATCCATATATATATACTACAATTATAAGTAAAATACCTGAAAATATATCAGTAATATTAGATTCTTATAATTATATAATAAAAATAATTTTAATTTTTATTTCATTATATGCATTAATGTTTTATAAATTATTATAAATGAGAATGATAATTATAATGGATAATGATAATTATAATGGATTATGATAATTGAAATCATTATCAAATGCGGCAAAATGTTTATTATCGGAGTTTAAACCTTGAATACCATAATAATTATCATCTGTTTTTATTTCTTTACTATAATTTTCATCACTATAAATATTATTTTGTGCTGATTTTAATAATTCGGTTGATATATAAGGGATTAATTTACTATTTTCATTTCTAATATCTTGTGTATAATGTTCTGGTATTTCTGGTTGGGTTGAATATGCTTTTGGTTTAACATCACCATTTGCATTAGCATTGGCATTACCTTGAAATAGATTAAATAAAGATGTTAATGGGTCGGTTGAATTATTATTAATTAATGATGAAGATGAAACAAATGATGGAACTGAAATGAAAGGAGAAGTTATAGAAGAAGGTAACGGGAATTGTGTTTGTGCATTTTCTGATTGTTTATCATATGGCATTATTTTTTTTTGATAATATTTGAAATAAATAATTAAAAATATTAATCCAATTAAGAAACCAATTATTTCATCAACTAATAATATTATTAATAATATTATAATTGCTATAAATAATTGATTTGTTTTTGTGTTTATTATTATAGGTAAATCAAAATCCGCAATTATTACAAATAATAATAATATAATTAATACCGCTCTTATAAAATTTAATATCATCTACTATAAATTATATATAAAAATTAAATATATATTAATTAAATGTTGTAAATAATGACATCTTTAAGTAATCGGGGATATGGTATCAAAAAAACACCTGATAATAAAGATTTAATTGAAAAAATTAAAAATGAATTATTAATAAGTCCAAAAGTATTTTCAAATTCTTTCGCATCAACCGGAACAAAGGAATATCCTATTTATTTGGAAAGTGATAATAAATTATATGTTCCTAAATGTTATGGTATTGAAAAATTTGGTTTTCCATCTGATGATAAATTAAGTTATGGTTTAGATTGTCCATCATTAGATTTTAAGGGTAAATTGAGAGATATTCAGCAAGCACCAATAGATGCATTTATTGATAATGTTATTACTAAAAAGAAATTAGGGGGGATTATTAGTGTTCCGTGTGGATTTGGTAAAACAATTATGGCTATTTATGTCGCCTGTTATTTTAAAAAGAAAACTTTATTTATTTCACATAAAGATTTTTTAAATGAACAATTCATTAATAGTATTAAATTATTTGTTCCAAATGCAAGAATTGGCAAAATTAAACAAAGTAAAATTGATATTGAAAATAAAGATATTGTTATTGCAACTTTACAATCACTTGCAATCCGAGATTATGACTCAAAAATATTTGAAGATTTTGGACTAGTTATTATAGATGAATGTCATCATATTGCATCAGAAGTTTTTTCACGTGCATTTAGAAAAATGAATATTCGTATTACATTAGGATTATCAGCGACTTTAAATAGGAAAGATGGATTAAGGAAGGTTTTTGAGTGGTATTTGGGGAAATCTGTTTATAAAATTAAGACAGATATCAGTGATTGTGATATGATTGTTAATCTTCATAAATATTTTGTTCATGATATTGAATATAGTTTTGTTAAAACTATGTATAATGGGACACCAAATATTGTAGGAATGGTTAATAATATTTGCAATTATAAACCACGAACTGTTTTTATTATTAATTTATTGAAAGATGTTTTAAAATTAGAACCTGATAGAAAAGTATTAATATTATCAGAACGCAAAAATCAATTAAAAGATATTGAAGAATTGATTGTTAATGATAATATAGCGTCTTATGGGTATTATGTGGGAGGAATGAAAATGTCTGATTTAGATATTTCAGCAACTAAACAAATAATTTTAGCAACTTATCAAATGAGTAGCGAAGGTTTAAATATTCCAACTTTAAATACAGTAATATTAGCAAGTCCTATAAGTGATATTCAGCAATCTGTAGGGCGAATATTACGTGAAAAAAAAACAGAAAGAAAATATAAACCATTATGTATAGATATATTTGATGATTTTTCATTATTTAAATTCAAAGGTTTTAAAAGAATTAAATATTATAAAAATAATGGTTATTTAATTAAAACTTTTATTGATAATGAATTAGTTATTGATGGCGGTTGTTATGGTGGAGGCGATGATGATGACGAAGATAGTAAAGAAGCAAAAAAGAAATGCGTTTTTATTAATGATGATGAATAATAATTTTTATTAATTCATCTTTCTTCATTTTTATTTATGATATCATATTTGATATCATCATTATTATTTTCTAAATAAATAAATAATAATAATAATATATATATGATTATACCAATAGGAGTTCAATGCACAAATGCCACATTTAAAAAAAATTTTGAAAAAACATATACATTACCTTTTGATTGGATGTTTGCTACTCCATTATTTGTTTTTGAAATGTTGGAATTATTACTTGAAAAAAATATTAATATTGAAGATTTAGTTAAAAATCATTTTTTCTATTGTGAAAAAAGAGCAAATCTAAATGGTTTAGAACATTATTATACTTGTGATAATGGGTTTGCTTTATTTAATAGTAAATATAATGTTATATTTCCACACGATGAAAATAATATTGATAGTATTAATAAATATATAAGAAGGTTTGAAAGATTGAAAGATATAATATTAAATTCAACAGAATTTTTATATTTCATATATACATCTCAATCTTCATTAGAAAGTGGTAATTTTACAATTGATGGTAATATTGTTATAAATGATGTATATATTAATTTATCTAAGATATATAAATTAATTAGTAAATTTAGAAATAATTACAAAATAATATTATTTGACACAATACAAGAAGAAGAAATATCTTTATTAGATGAAAATATAACATTAATTAAATTAAATAAATGTAATTCGTGGGAAACATTAATATCTCAAATGATAGAACATAATTTTTTTACTAAACCAGAGTTTTAAATGTCTAAAAAGTATAATAAGATTATTATAAACTTCGTCTTTAATTTGTGGATTTTTATCAAAGTTATAATTAATATTAATTACTGTTTCATTTATTAATAAAATATATTTAAAGAATACTTTTAAATCTCCTTAAATATCTTTTTTAATAATAATTGATATTTAGATTATATTTAGATTATATTAATGATAATATATGATATTATATGATAATATATGATAATATATGATAATATATGATAATATATGATAATATATGATATTTAGATTATATTTAGATTATATTTAGATTATATTTAGATTATATTTAGATTATATTAGATTATATTAGATTATATTAGATTATATTAGATTATATTAGATTATATTAATAATATTAATGATATTAATGATAATATATGATATTTAGATTATATTAATAAAGTTTCTATTGTATCTTTAATGAAACTTTAAAAAAAAAATAATTTAAAGATTTCTTTTAAATCTCCTTAAATATCTTTTTAATGATATTAATAAAGTTTCTATTGTATATTTAATGAAACTATTAAAAAAAATAATTTAAAGATTTCTTTTAAATATCTTTTTAATGATAAAAAATCCAAAAAAGAAATTTCTTTTTTCTTTGGATTATATATATTTATTTTTCTCAAATCTTCAATTCCCCGAAGAAATGAACTGTTATTTCCTCAAATTCATCATCGGCAATATATTCTTCAGGGTCTTGTTCATAGATTGATGGATATGAATATGAAAAACCCATAATTTCTTCATCTTCATAAACTTGACCACCGAGAATGTACATTTTAGATGTATGAAAGTATTATAATACTTAAATTATCAATTTTAGTTATATTTACTTATAATTATAAACAAATTTATTTTTATTCACTTATTGTTTCAATATTAATGATATTTTCATTGATATCTATATATTGATAAGTATTTTTACCAAATGCACGTGATATACCAGTATCACAATACCATATTTGATTGTCACGTAATTGAATTTTATCATATGATGTATGTCCTAAAAACATATATGATATTTTCAATTCTTTAAATAGGATTGATGTTAATGCTTTGTCATTTTCTTTTCTATTCCATAATAATCCAGATGGACCAATAATAACACCATCAATTATTTCTTTATCTTCAATAAGTATTTTTTCATTTTCCAAATATTTTTTCCAAATTTCATTAATATAAAATATATCTTTATTATATTTTTTTAAAATATTTAAATGTTCTATATCTAATTTTGCGTGACAAAATATTAAATCTCCTATTTTAAATATTAATGGTCTTTTTGCAAGTGTTAATGCCAATGTCCCTTTCGGTTTAAATAATTGTTTTCTTATATCACTATTACTATTATCAGATACATATGAAAAATCACCAATAATATTCATTAATTCGTGATTACCTATTAAAGAAATACAATAACCACCTTTTGCACGTGCAATTAAATTTAAATAATCAGTGAAATATATCATTTCATAATCCTTCAATACTTCCCAATTTTCCGTCGTATTTCTATTTAAACTATCTATCTGATCTCCTAATTGAACTATAACCGTTTCAGGTGGTTGTGCAATCCATTCCAAGTTATTATTAATAACCTTTGCATTTACCAAAATATTTTTAAATCTCCTTATATCACCGTGAATATCACCAATAATAATTATCCGCTTATGAGAGGGTAATTCATTGATATATTCATTATACATTGATAATATATTAAAAATAATATTTTAATTCTATATAAAATAACTTATTTATAATAAAAAAATAAAAATAAATAAAAAATGATTGATATTATTAATAATATTACTATAATGACTGATATTGATATTAAAAATATTGATGGCATTGAATATTTAACAACAATATCAGATAATTCAATTGATTTAATATTAACAGACCCGCCTTATATTATTTCAAGAGAAACAGGTATGAATACACATTATAATAAAGTTAAATTAAATGAAGAAAATAAATTAGAATTTGTAAAAACAGAGGATGAATGGATTAAATATAAAATAGATAATTCAATTGAAAATGATGATAATAAAGATAATTATATGAAATATGGGACAATATATGGTAAAAAATATTGTGTAAAAACTGATTATGGTATATGGGATAGTGAATTTACAATGGAAATATTAGAAACATTTATATCTCAATATTATAAAAAATTAAAAAAAGGCGGCACAATAATTATATTCTTTGATTTATGGAAAATATCTTATTTAAAAGAATTATTGGAAAAATATAATTTCAAACAAATAAGATTTATAGAATGGATTAAAACAAATCCACAACCATTAAATTCAAATATTAATTATTTGACTAATTGTCGTGAAATTGCATTATTAGGTATTAAAGGAACAAAACCAACATTTAATAGTAAATATGATAATGGTATATATATGCATCCACTTCAAGGAGGTAAAAATAGATTTCATCCAACGCAAAAAAGTTTATCTTTATTTGAAGAATTAATATTAAAACATTCAAATGAGAATGATATTATTTTAGATACATTTTTAGGCGGAGGAACAACTGCAATTGCTTGTAAAAATACTAAACGAAATTTTAAAGGTTGCGAAATATCAACAGAATATTATGATAAAATTATGAAATTAATTTGATTTTATTTATTTTTATTTTATATTTAATTTCATTTATAATTGGTATTATATAACTCGAATAATAATATATTTTTTTATCAAATTCAATTGGATCAAACCAATATGTATCCTTTTTACAATTACTATCATTAATATCAAATGCTTTTTTTTCCCACGGAAATTCAAATAAATATATTTGATATCTTTGAATATTTTTTGCTGAATATATGCGTCCTGATTTTTTTTCTATTTTACATACTTCTCTTTTTTGTAAATTACAATGATTACATAGTGGTTGAAAATCATTTATTGTCTGTTTTTTTAAATCTAAAACATTAATATCATTATATAAATCATTTTTATGATCACATATTGTTGAAGTAGTGCCACAAATTACACAAGATAAACTCGTAATTTCTTTTTTAATATTTTTAGATATATTTCTATATTGATTTTTAATTCTTTTTGAATGTACATATATACCAATAATACCATTATTATTATTATTATTATTATTATTATTTTCTAAAAAATTATTAAATATATTTATCGGTATATTATCATCACTATTTTCACTATATAATAAAGGTTTCTTATTTGAATAAATAACACTATAATTAAATTTTTTATTTGCCCATCTATCACCAAGACCATTACCACCCCAATATAAATCTTTATAATTATTTTTAATTTCAGTTGTTGATATTATTTTTGTAAAATTATTAGTTGCTTTTATAACTAATTCTTCAATATTTTCCATCAATTCTAGTTATAAATATAAATATTCTTAAATCAATTTTTTATATAAGAAATATTATAATAATTGTTATTAATAATGATAAAATCAATTTCTAATATTATTAGAAATTTATTAATTATTCCTTTATTTTCATCTTTATTGTCATTTTCATTTTCATCATCATTAACATTAAAATCAGCATTTATTTTACCTCAAATAGTTAGAGAATGGCATCCAATTGCAATTGAAAGTAATATAGATAAATCTAAACCATATGTATATAATATTGGTAAATTGCCGATGGTATTATGGTATGATGATAAAAAACCAATAACAACTATAAATATATGTAAACATCTTGGGGCAAAATTGGATACTGGTATTATTAATGATGGTTGTTTATTTTGCAGTAATCATTTAACATCATATAATCAGACTGATGGGGTCGGGTCATTATTATTAAGGAATGGGCTCTTATGGTGGAGTTATAAGAGTTATATTAAAAATCCTCCAATGATTTTTAAAGAAACGACAAAATTACATCAAACATATATAGATATTAATGTTAATTTGATTAATGTAATTTTAGAATTTATTTATAGTAATAATAAAAATAAAATTAAATATAGAAAAAATAAATTCTTTTTCAGTGAAGATTTATTTAATGCTGAACATAGATTTTATTATAAATATCCATATTATTTAAAAGGTTCAATTAATAATAAAATTAATTATTCAATAGTTTTTTTACCATTGGAAGAAAACAAAACAAGATTATTTATAAATATTGCAAATGATATTGATATGCAAGATTTCTTTAATTATTTTTTGAATGAAAAATTAAAAAATTTAAATAATTATGATCATAATAATTATCTCAAATATTTAATTATGTTAAAAAATGATAATACATATATGAAACAAATCTTTTTATTATTTGATAAATATTCTTTTCCTAATGATTTTACTATTTCAAGTTTTTATAAATATAGACAGTTTTATTAAATAAAACTTCCTTCATATTCTTTAATTCTTATTTCATTACTTAAAAGCGGTTCAATATCTACATCAATTGATATTATATATCGTTCCTGCATTATCGGTTTTATAATTATTTTTTTAATGTCATTCGTAAAAATGATATCATCCGGTATAAAATATATATCTTTTTTATCATTATTTTTATCATTATCATTATTTTTTTTATAATTATTTATAAAATAATATGAAGGATTATCAATATTATTAATGATATCTGAAAAATAATTATATTTGTCATTTGTTGGTTTTCTAATATTAAAATAGGATTGTGTTATTTTATAATTCTTTTCAATTAAATCAATAGTTATATTAGCATATTTAACACATATAAATAAATTTGGTTTTCTCAAATCTTTATAACAATCAATATTATTTATAATATCATTATAATAACAAGGAGGAGGGATTACATAACTATCACCATTAAAAGTTTTATTGAATATTAAATGTTGTTCATATAATAAACATTTATTTATTATATTATCATCTTTATTATCTTTATTATCTTTATTATCATTAAAAATATTTATAAAATAATTATGAGATTTTATATTTATAATATTATTATTTTTAATGATTTTATGATATTTTGGTGCAAAATCTAATTTTGATAATGCAATATTTATTAAATATTTATGATTTAAATCATCAACATCTTTTTGCAAATGTAAATACTTATTAAATAAAGAATTGATTAAATTCATCGTAATCTCCATATTTGAAATTGATATAAAGATTTATTTTAAATTCTTAAATCATTTTTTTAATATTATTTTTTCTTTAAATGTTTATTATTTTTTTATAATAGTTTTGTCTCATTTTTCTTTTAGGTTGGTGTAATATTTGTATCTTTAAATAAATGTCCAAAAATAAATGTATATAGAATAATATTATAAATTAAAGTTATCTGAAATTTTTTCATATCATCATAATCATCATTATCATATTTTTTATTATTGCAATTATCATTTTTATCATTATTATCATTATTATTGTTTTTCTTCAAATTATTTATTAATAGTTTTCTTAATTTTAATTGATTATTATTATTATTATTATTATTATTATTAATATTTGAATATTTATATTTCATTGGTAAATATGATGGTTGAATTATAAATGATGAACATGAAATAATAAATAAATTGATTAAATATAATACTCTCATCTAGTATTAATATCATTTATATTACTATCTTTAAATGTGTAAAAAAATATGAATATAAACTAATATTATTAATAATATAAATGAAAAATTTGAAGGATTATTAATAAATTTTTGTATATTATCATTATTATTATCATTTTTAATAATTAATGGTTTTTGTAATTTTAATTGATTATAATCATTATAATTATCATTATAAGTATCAATAGATATTCTTGAATATTTATATTTCACTGGTATTTTTGAAGGTTTGATAATTAAAGATGAACAACAAATAATGAATAAAATGATTAAATATAATACTTTCATTTATTATATAAAAATAAGAACAAAATTAAATTATTGTAATAATAAATATGTCAATATTTTAAATATATATTTTTGCATTTATTCATTATTTTTCTTTATATCATCATTATCCATAATATATGTAATAAGATTCATATGAAGAATAATGCCTATTTTTAATTTTATTTATATGAATAGTTTCAAGTAATTTATTATAATTTTTTTGAAATATTAATTTACTTTTATTATCATTAATCATATTTGTTTTTATAAAACAAAAATATTTATCTTTGTTTTTTAAGATTTATATTAAATAGAACAGAATGACCCGTCGCTACTTTCTGAATTAAATTCTGTTTCTTCTTCACTGCATAAATCATTATCTAATATCTTCGCAAATATATCATCGTAGAAAGTGTGATAAAGAATGACATAAGCCAAATCTTTATTATTTATTTCATCATCTTCAATTCTGATAATATAACGATAAAATTTCTCATAAATATATATAGCATTATTTATAGAAGATGCATATTTAATAATAAGTCTGATATTCATATCTTCCGTATTTTTTGACGTAAAATTTTTAATAAAATTTCTAAAATCAATTGTATTATTTATATAACTTTCATAAATAATAGAATTAATGAAATTCAATTCATTAAAAGATGTCATTTCTTAAATAAAATATTTATAATAAAATTCATTTTTTTTAATTATTATTTAAGGATTTCTTATTAATATCTTTAAATAATTTTGTATTAAAATTTTAGAATAATAATAAAAAATGAAGTAATTTTATTTAAAATTTTATTGTGATATAATGTCTCCATCTATCAGCTGTTTCTACGTGCATTACAACCGCTTCCCGTGCAATTTTACCTTCATCAAGTTTGAAAAGTTTGTTAAAGTAATTTTGAATTCAAAGGCAGTCGTTATGACTAACAAGCAATTGGTCGAAAATGTCAAACTTTTCAAAATCTTCAAACTGTCTCTGCTATTAACTGAAGACACCACGCAAATTTCATCCACAGTGCATAACACCAATGGAAAAAAAATGTATGGCGTTTGGACTAAATGGTATTGGAAAAGTTTGAGACTTACTAACGACTATGAACTTACCTTAATGGAAAAATCAATTTATTCTAATCCTTTAAATGCGTCCGAACCAAAACGCATTAGTAGCAACAAGAAATTTAACAAGTTTCTCAAACTACTGGATAATATTGATGCTTCAGGTAGGATAAAAGAACCAGAAGTTATAGTGTCTCAATACTTTGAAAATGAGTCATCAGAAGTTTATGATTACTTCAGGCGATACATCGAATACAACCGCAAAATTGAAATGCTATCAGTGGTGCTACATAACTATGGACGTGATGTTTATAGTGCTGTAAGGCGCTTCACCTGAAATCATAACAATCCCTATAATGGCAAAATTAATTTTTGTCATTTTCATAATTATAAAGAATGAAACCTTTAATTAGTTGTTTCTATTTTCACTGGTATTATGGATCATTAAAATATATTTTTATTGAATATGATTTTTTTTTTAAAGTTATTATTAATGACAAATCCATTATTTTTACTAAACAACAATTAACATTAAACTCAAAGTTATTTCAAATTTATATTATATCATTACTTCTTACAGAAAATACTAATGATATTATGTATATTACAACATTAAAATCCAATAAAAAAAATATATGGCATTAAAACTATTTGGTATTATAAAGATTATGCAAATATATATGAACTAAATAATAAACCATTATTTACAAAAATAAATTTAAATAATAATCCATTGAATGCAGAAGAACCTAAAAAACATAATAGTTTAAATGAAATTAATAAATTTATGATTTTTTCAGATAATATTTATAATTCAAATAATTTAAATAAAATACCTAAAATTATATATAATTATTATCAACAAAAATCAAAAAAATTATTTGATTATTTTGAAAAATATATTGCACACGAAAAGAAAATAGAAATGCTTTCTGTAATCTTGCACAACTATGGAATAGATGTTTATAATGCTGTGAATAAATTCTTATAATGGCAAAATTAATTTTTTGTCATTTTAATTTCATTTTCATTTTCATTATTATAATGAAACCAGAAATTAGTTATTTATATTATCAATGGTGTGCAGATGCTTATACATTTATTTTTATTGAATATGAATTTTTTTTTAAAGTTATTATTAATTATAAATCTATTATTTTGACTAAACAACAATTATTATTTAATAAAAATTTATTTCAAATTTATATTATATCTTTGCTTCTAACTGAAAATACAAATAAAATTATCTTATTCAATAATTTTGGCTTTAAAAAACCAATATACGGAATTCATATTATATATTGGATTATTAAATGGAATAATGATGATTTTCATCTTATTTTCTATAAAAAATATAATATGAATATTCCATTGATGAAAAATAAATATAAAAATCCTTTAAATACACTAGAACCTAAACGACATAATAGTATTAAGAAAATTAATAAGTTTTTTAGGTTCTTAAATAAGATTTGTATCTCCAAAAAAATATATAATTTATTTGTAATTATTCCTGAATATTTTAAACAAGAAACTGAAAAATTATGCAGATTTATTGAATATGAAAAGAATATAGAAATATTTTCATCTATTTTACATAATTATGGATATGATATTTATAAATCAATCATTAAAAAAATGATTTTATAATATCATCATTCTTATTATCATTATTATCATAAATAATAAGAATGACACCTACAATTAGTTGTTTCTATTTTCACTGGTATGACGCATCATTGAAATATATATTTATTGAATATGATAATTATTTTAAAGTTATTATTAATCATAAATCCATTATTTTAACTAAACAACAATTAACATTAAATTTTAAGTTATTTCAGATTTATCTCATATCATTACTTCTTACAGAAAACACCGAAGATATTATGTCAATTACAACATATTATTCAAAAAAACAAATATATGGTATTAATACTATCTGGTATCATAAACATTGGAATGTATATGAACTAGGTAATGAACCATTATTTACAAAAATTGATAAATATCAACATAGAAATCCTTTAAATACACAAGAACCTATTAGACATAGTAGTTTTAAGAAAATTAATAAATTTATGAATTTTGCAGATAATATTTATAATTCTAATGATTTTAATAAAATACCTGAAATTATATATCTTTATTATCAAGATAAATCAAAAGAATTATTTGATTATTTTAATAGATATATTGCACACGAAAAGAAAATTGAAATACTTTCAAATATTTTACATAATTATGGTCCAGATGTTTATAATTCTATCAGAACTTTTATTTAAATTATTTTTTTTATTTTAATTTTTATTTTAATTTTAATTAAATAGTATTTTCAATAAAAAATGATTTCTTATTTTTATTATAATTATTATCATTTTCAATAATGACACCTACAATTAGTTGTTTTAATTTTCATTGGTTTGATAATTCATTTAAATTCATTTTTATTGAATTTGATAATTTCATTAAAGTTATTGTCAATAATAAAATGATTGTTTTGACCAAACAAGAATTAACATCAAATTCAAGACTATTTCAAGTTTATCTGATATCATTGCTTTTAACCGAAGATACCAAAAATATCACTAGTTTTACTCTCGATAAATCATATATCTATGGAATTAGGTCTAGATGGTATGTTAAGACGTTAGACCGTTTTAATATGGTTCTAAAAGATACTGAAAGTTTTACAATGATTTCTAAACTATCAAATAGAAATCCTTTAAATGCTAGTTCTCCTAAACGTTCAAGTGGTCCAAAGAAAATAAGAAAAGTAATGAAACTGATTGATAAGTTTTATGCTGATTATAACATTACTGATTTATCTTTCATTGTTACTATATTTTTCAGAAACGAGACACAACTTCTATTTGATTATTTTGAAAGATATATTGCACACGAAAAGAAAATTGAAATGCTTTCAGTAATCCTTCACAACTACGGGCGAGATGTTTATAGTGCTGTGAATAAGTTCTTATAATTCTTAAAATTCTATGAGTTTCTGATATATATGACAAAATTAATTTTTTGTCATTATTATTATTATCATTATTATTATTATCATTATTATTATTATCATTATTATTATTATCATTATTATGAATAATGACACCTTCAATTAGTTGTTTCAATTTTTATAAGTTTATTAATTCATATAAATTTATGTTTATTGAATTTGATAATTTCTTTAAAGTTATTATCAATAATAAAAAAATTGTTTTGACTAAACAAGAATTAACATTAAATTCAAGATTATTTCAAATTTATCTGATATCATTACTTTTAACCGAAGATATAATTATTATTGATAAAATTATGTTTGATAAATCATATATATATGGAATTAGATCAAGATGGTATATTTATAATAATATAAATTTTCAAAAAGTAAAATTTACAATAATGAGAATATTTTTAAATAGAAATCCTTTAAATGCTAGTTCTCCTAAACGTTCAAGCAGTCCAAAGAAAATAAGAAAATTTATAAAATTAATTGATAAGTTTTATAAAAATAATAAAATTATTGATTTATCGTTCATTATTCTTATCTTTTATATAGATGAGGCACATCCTTTAATTGATTATTTTGAAAGATATATTGCACACGAAAAGAAAATTCAAATGCTTTCAGTAATTCTTCACAATTACGGACGAGATGTTTATGGTGCTGTGAATAAGTTCTTATAATTCTTATAATTCTTAAAAGTTATTTTTTATTTATTATAATAATATTATTATTAAAAAATGATTTCTTATTTTTATTATAATTATTATCATTTTCAATAATGACACTTTCAATGAGTTGTTTCAATTTTCAAAAGTTTCATAATTCATATAAATTTATGTTTATTGAATTTGATGATTTCTTCAAAGTTATTATCAATGAAAAATTGGTAGTTTTGACAAAACAAGAATTAACATCAAATTCAAGACTATTTCAAATTTATCTGATATCATTGCTTTTAACCGAAGATATCATTACTGTCAAAAAAATAATGCTTAATAATTCATATATATATGGCATTAATTCTAGATGGTTTTCTGATGATTTAACTATTCAAATGGATTTAGAAGAAAGAGTAAAATTTACAATAATGACAAAACTATCAAATAGAAATCCTTTAAATGCTAGTTCTCCCAAACGTTCAAGCGGTCCAAAGAAAATAAGAAAATTTATGAAATTGATTGATAAGTTTTATAGAAGTAATAACATTACTGATTTATCTTTCATTATTCCTATCTTTTACAGAAACGAATTGCAACCTTCTATTGATTACTTTGAAAGATATATTGCACACGAAAAGAAAATTCAAATGCTTTCATCCATCTTTCACAACTACGGACGTGATATCTATGTTTCTGTGAATAAGTTCTTATAATTCTTATAATTCATTGAATTATTTGATATATATGACAAAATTAATTTTTTGTCATTTTATTATTTTTATTTATAATTGTTTTATTATTCAAGGTTAAATTATAAAAAATGATTTCTTATTTTAATTTAATTAAATTATGACTACCGTCAGTTGTTTTTACTATCGTCTGTGGAGACGTGAGCAATTTAATTTTACTTTCATTAAATTTGAAAAGTTTGTTAAAATTATATTCAACCGTAAAGCAATTATATTGACAAATGAAGAATTAGTGTCAAATCCCGAATTATTTAAAATCTTTCTATTATCATTATTATTAACTGAAAATACCTCAAAAGTTGATTCAATTATTAATAATAATAAGATTTCATTTGGTATTACATCATTTCGATATTTGTATAGTTCGCAACCAATATTTGAAATGCGTTTCAATGAATTTAAGAAATCAAAAAATAAAAATCCATTGAATGCAAGAGAACCAATCAGAGCAAGCAGCGATAAGAAAATTAGAAAATTCTTTAAATCATTTGATAAATTTTATGACAATGAAATGATAATAGAACCTAATATTATTATTGAGGATTATCTCGATGACCAAGCAGCCGAAGTTGTCAATTATTTTAATAAATATATTGAACACGAATGCACGGTTCTTATGGTTTCATCAATCATTCACGCCGTCGGGCGAAATGCGAATAGGGTCGTATAATTCATATAATTCTTTAAGTTCTCATATATATGACAAAATTAATATTTTGTTATTTTGTTATTTTATTATTTTTTTATATTTATAATTGTTTTATTATTTATATTTAATTATAAAAAATGATTGCTTATTTTTATTAAATTAAATTATGCCTAGCATCAGTTGTTTTTACTATCGCCTCTGGACACGTAAGCCATTTACATTTATTTTCGTTAAATTTGAAAAATTTGTTAAGGTTATGTTGGACCATAAAGCAGTTATACTGACGAATGAAGAATTAGCATCAAATCCCGAATTGTTTCAAATGTTTGTGCTATCATTATTATTAACTGAAAATACCTCAAAGGTTGATACAGTTATTAATGATGATAATAAGATTTCATATGGTGTTTTATCATACCAATATTGGAATAGTTCGCGCCCAAAATTTGAACTGTGTTTCAATGAACTTGAGAAATCAAGAACCAAAAATCCATTGAATGCAAGAGAACCAACCCGAGCAAGTAGTGATAAGAAAGTTAGAAAGTTCTTTAAATCATTTCGTGAATTTTACGAGAATGAGATGATTAAAGACCCTCCTATTATTGTTGATGAGTATCTGGACAGATACGCATCCGACGTAATCAATTATTTTAATAGATATATTGAACACGAATGCAGAGTTCAAATGCTTTCATCAATCTTTCACAACTTCGGGCGAGATATCTATGCATCTGTGAATAGGTTCATATGATTCTTTAAGTTCTCATATATATGGCAAAAAATAACTTTTTGTCATTTATAATAAAAGAAATGATTTAAGGAGATTTTATAGTTATCTTTAAATAACTTTTCTAATAATGGAGGGATTAATGGATAAATGTTTCCAATTGATTTTTTCGGGATTTTCCTTTAATAGTTCAATTGCATTGCTATTTTCTGATAAATAGTTCCAATTGATTTTTTCGGGATTTTCTTTTAATAATTCAATTGCTGCAACATTACTAGATAAAAATGAAAACCATTTATTTTTATCTGGATTTTCTTTTAATAAATCTATTGCTTTTTTGTTTGTATTAAATTGCAATACATCCCAATTTATTTTTTCTTTATGTTCATATAAATAATTAACTGCTTTATCATTGCAATTTCCGGATAGTCTGTCCCATTCTATTTTAGTAGGATTTGCAAGTAAAAATTCAACGGCTTTATCATTGCAATTTCCAGAAAATATATACCAATTAATTTCATCAGGATTTTCTAATAAAAGTTTAATGGCTTTATCATTAGTATTATTAGATAACATAAACCAATCAATATCATCAGGATTTTTAATTAAAAGTTCAAGTGCTTTATCATTATCATTAGAACTTAATAATTCCCATTCAATCTTTTCTGGATGTTTAGTTAAATGATCAAGTGCTTTATCAGTTGTATTACAACTTAATGTACAGTCATCATATATATCATCATATAAATAAATTCCATTTGGATTATATATTTTCAAATCATCTAAATCTAATTTATTAATATCTACCCAATCCAATAATTCGTATTCAACCATCTTTATTTTTATAATATAAATATCATATCATTTTTTTATAATATTACAAATTTATCATTTATTATTTTTTTATTAAGAATTAAAAAAAACCAAAAAATTATTTTTTGATTTATATAAAAACATTCAATTACTACTCCTCTAAAAGATAATTCACAGGATAAATGCGAATTGAGAGATGATTTTCTCTACTACCAAACATTTCTGAAAGTTCGCAATATCTATTAGCGAAGATGAATGAAACAATTTCCATTTTATGACATCCCCAATTATCAGGATATGTTTTAAAATTACTGAACAACCAAAATTTATCTCTTGTCAAATGTCTTATTTGTTCAATATAATCATCAGGTATCATAATATCGCAATTATGATGAACTATGCTATTATACTCAATAACTTCATCACATTCTATATCAAAATTAAAGTGCGACATATAAATAAGAATATTCTTGAGCATTTGTCTCATAATTTATTAATAAAAATTACTAAATCATTTTTTTATTATAATAATTATGTTTTATTACATATATTTTTTAAAAGAGAGATTTAATGATTATTTTGATTTAAAGATATTAATAAAACTCCTTAAATATCTTTTATTTTCATAATTATTATAATAGAAAAGCCTAATATTTTGTTATTTTCAATATAAATATAAAAATTGATTTAATATTATTCAGAAAATATTATAATATGTCAGATTTAATAAATAAAACATTAGAAGAATTAATAGAATTCTGTAAAGAAAAAGGAATAAATTATTTAACAAAAGCAAAAAAACCAATGGCAAAGAAAACTATTATAAATAATCTTAAAAAAAAAGGTTTAATTGAAGATATTGACGATGATGATGATGATTTAGATACAGAAACTACAGATATTAATGTTATCATTCGAAAAACTCACAATCTTTTATATAAGAATTCTGGCGTGGTTGGTTCAAAAGCACAAAATGATATTATGAGAGTTTTAATTATGAGAATTTTCAATATTCTATTATCTAAAAATAATAGTTATTTATTATCAGTATTAGAAGATGCAAATATTAGTGATAAATGTTTAATTGATGAAGATGATATTATTAAATATAAATCTTATATTTATGATATTTCAAATTTATTAAAAGAAAAAGATATTAAAAATGTTTGGTTAAATTTTATTAATGAGTTTATAGCTAGATTATTTGATAATATCTATGATAAAGAAGATGCACATTTTAATACTCCAAATGATTATGATATAACTAGACTAATAAAAATAATTTCTAAATTTAAAATTACTGATGAGTTTATTGATGAATTCTTTATGAAAAATGGAGATATTCATGAAAGTTTCCTTAAATATCAAGGAAATGTTAATTCAAAAGAGTTAGGTCAATTTTTTACACCAAAAAAAATAATTAAATCTTTATTAAATGAATGTGGATTTAAGGAACTAATTTTAAATAAAGAAGGTTCTGATTTTAGTTTATGCGATTTTTGCCTAGGAACAGGAGGGTTACTATGCTATACTTATAATTATTGTAAAGAAAAAATTAATCCTTTAAAAATTTACGGATGTGAAATTGAAAAAGATACAATTAAATTTGGTAGTGCTTCATTGATGCTATCAACTAATAGATATAATTCAAATATATTGAGATGTAATTCTTTAATAGAAAATCCATATTTATTTAATAAAGAAGAGGATAAATTTGATATTATATTTATTAATCCACCATTTGGAACTAAAAATAACTATAAATCATTAAATAATTTATTTAATGATTATAAAAATAAAATAACACCAAGACCTGAATTTAATGGAAATTCAGAAATTGAATTCAAAGATATTTATCCTATTAATACAAATAATGGTGCTGAATTATTTATTCAATTAGTTATATATTCATTAAAACAAGATGGTATCGCCTGTATTATTTTACCAGATGGCGAACTTATGACATCAAATAATATGACTATTAGAAAATATATATTAGATAATTGTCAATTATTAAAAATTATTAGTATTCAAGGTGGAGTATTTACAAATACAGGAATTAAAACAAAAGCATTAATTATAAAAAAATGCAATAATGATAATTATAATCAAGATATAGAATTTATTGAATTAAATGAAGAAGTTAAAGTTTTAGGAATTAAAAAACTAAATGAAAAACTTCAATTTACTTTTGAAAATAAAAAAGAAGAAATAATTAATTATAATAAAGAAATTGAAATTAAAACTTTAGGTGAAATTGCATCTATTAATATTGGCGGAACTCCTAAAAGAGATAATTTAGAATATTATAATAATGGTAATAATTTATGGGTTTCTATAAGAGAATTAAATAATAATATTATTTATGATACAAAAGAAAAAATAACTGATTTGGGTGTTAAGAATAGTAATGTTAAATTATTACCTATTAATACTATATTATTTGCATTCAAATTAAGTATTGGAAAAATAGGAATTGCAGGCGTACCATTATATACAAATGAAGCAATAGCAGGAATAAATACAAATGATGATACTATTATTATTAATAAATATTTATATTATTATTTATATTATACAGATTTTAACCATTTAGCATGTGGAATATTAGGAAATGTTGGTTCATTAAATAAAAAAATATTAGAAGATTTGAAAATCCCGATACCACCAATTAAAATTCAAAATAAGATTGTTAATTATTTAGATATTATATATGAAAAAATTATTAAAAATAATAATGAAAAAATAAAAGATATTAAAAAACTTAATAAAGATTATCTCGATTTGACAATTGAATTTAATAAAGAAATTGAAATAAAAACTTTGGGTGAAGTTTCTATTATTCATAATGGTAAAAGAATTGTTAAAAATCAAGTTGATACAGGTGAATATCCAGTTTTAGGAGGTGGTGGTTTTACATCATTTTATACAAATAAATATTCAAGAGATGGTAAAAGTTGTAAAATAAGTAGAGAAGGTATGTCTTTACATAATTGTGTAATGATATTAAATCAAAAATATTATTTAAATAGTCAAGCATTTACAATTATTTCAAACAATGATAAATTAATTGATAATTATCTATGGTATTATTTAGATAGTATCAAAGAAATTATATATAATTGTGGTAGAGGAGCAGCACAAAAAGCGATTGATATTGATGAATTTAAATTAATAAAAATCCCAATACCACCAATTGAAAAACAGGAAGAAATTATTAAATATCTTGATTTTAATGATGAATTAATTAAAACCTTGGAAAAAGAAAATGAAATAAATAAAAATAATGCTGAATTATTAATGAAACAAATCTTATATAAATAAGATATAATCTTTAATTGAACCTCCATAATAATACCATAATTCAATATTAGGTATTTTATTATCAATACTATTAAGAAATTCTATTATTTTATTATTATTTTTTTTATTTATAGTTTTATTTTTTATAAAATCATTTTTATATTTCTTTATGGCTTCAATACATTCATCGCGATTATAATAAGGACTTGAATTATTTTTATAAGTATCATTAAAATTGAAATTAGAATACTTTTTAAATAAATCTACTGGAAGATTTAATTCTTTATTTTCTTGTAATGATATATATTCATTATAATCATTATAATTATGAATATTATTATTCATTAAATGATTTGTTATTTTTGATATAGTCCATTTATCATTTTTAACTTCAATATCCCATTTTATAATATTTGATATTATTTCATTTTCTTCTAATTGACAATAGTCATCAATACTTGAAATACTTAAATCATCTTTTAAAGGAGTTTTAGGTTTTTTATTATAAATTTTAATATCATTAATATCTAATCCAATATCATAAATAAGATATTGAAGTATTTCTTTTATTTTTGTGAATTTGATATATTTATCAGTTTCTTCACTTTTATTATAAATAGGAATAATAATATCATTTATTTTAAATTTATTTCTCCCTTCTTCTCCTAATCCATCAGGTCTTATACCTCTTCCAATAGATTGAATAATGTCTTTATTGGATAATTTATAATCTCCGAATGATAAGAAATCAATTTTAGGATTATCATAACCCATATTATACATATTAACAATATAAGCAATGGCATTATTTTTTTCATTATGAAACTCTACAAAATTTATTAAATTTTTATAATCTTTAAGAACATCGGAATATTTAGATAAATGTTTTAAAACATTTATATTTATATTTTCATTACTTATTAATAAATAAGGTTTAATATTTGTTTTATTATTAATATATTTAGTAAAATGAGATAAGAATGCAAATTTAGCATTTTTACAACTATTATGAAAATTTAAACCAATATTTTTATTATGTTTTTGAAATGCATTTAATATAGTATTAGTATAATAATAATATTTTCTTATTTTTCTATTAATTTCATTTGTATCATCTGTATCATCTGTATAATCATCAATATCATTATCATCAATATCAACATCATCATTATCAATAGTATCATCATCAGTAATATCATCAAATTCCATAATATAGGGCTGAATAGGTGCTAGCCATTTATCTTTAATTAAATTTCTAACAGAAATAGGTGAATATAATTCACCAAATATATCATATTTTTTCTTAACAATATTTTTATTAGGTGATGCTGATGTAAATAAACGTTTAATAATTCTTTCATTATCAGTTAAATAGAATTTTTTATAATCATTATTAGTTTTATCAATATTATAAATCCAATTTTCAATGGTATAATGAGCCTCGTCAAACCATATAATTATATTATTAATATCAAATTTAGTTATTATTTTATCATAAATAAATTGATAAGATTGAATACAACAACTAATAATATTATAAGAATTCTTATTAAAAGTTCTTATTCTTCGTATTTTATTATTATCATAAATATTAAATTTTTTTTTAAAGATTTTAATATATTTATCATTTATATTTTGAGAAGAAATATTAATTCTTGGAGTAAAAATAATAATTGTATAATAATTATCTTTATTTTTTTCAATAATTTTGTTTAATATATAATAAATAATAGTTGATTTGCCAGCACCAGTTGCTAATTCTAAATAGAATTTATTATTTTTAATTAATTCATTAACACCATATTTAATTATATTACCTTGATATTTTCTTAAATTTATATCATTATCTTTCTTATCACTTTTATGTTCATTATAACTTTTATCATCATTTTTATTATTAAAATCATTAATATCATTTATTTCATCTTTTGATAATTTTCTTGTATTAATGCCTAATTCTTTATAAACATTGATAAAAATATAATCTAATAATTCAATACCCTCATTTGAACGTATAAATTCAGTTCCGCCGCCATCATTAATTAAATACTTTTTAATTTCTATGAATTTAGATAAATCAATATCTATTTCTATTTCTTCTTCGTATATACTGCTTTTATCTTTATCACGTAATGATGAAATAATTTTATCATATTGATCATATTTATAGTAATTTTTATATTTATCAGTTTCAATACATTCATAAAGAGCAATGAAAGAAGATTTATGCGAATGTTGTTCGCTAATAATTCTTTGTTTAGGATTTTCAGTATAACCGTATTTAAATTTATTATTAGAATTCCAATCTTTATTTTCTTGTATATACAAATATTTCATATATAAAATAAATGATATAATTATAATCATATTTTTTTTACACATTTTCAACATTTAAAATGCCGTTTTTAGTCTTTATAGTTCTTGTATTTCTTGTATTTCTTATTTAATTTTTATTAAAATTAGATAAAAATAAAAATAATTACTCGTATTCTTACATCTGTATCAATTTTATATTTTTTTCAATTTACACCAGAAATCATAATTCCATCTTGAATTATATTTCCGGTTTGAATTTCATCATTAATATTATAAATATTAGCAATCTCTGTTAATGTAGGAAGAGTAAAACAATTCGTAATGTTATAACATTTTATTCTTTCTTTTAGATTACAAACTTTATATCCTGTTTGAATTTCATCATTAATTTCATCATTAATTTCATTATTATCATTATAAATATTAGCAACATCTGACAATGTAGGAAGAGTAAAAAAAGTTGCGATATTAGAAAATTTCATTATTTATTATTATAATATGATTTCTTATTATATCTATTTAAGGATATTCATATAAAACTCTTAAATCCATTTTATGATAAATATTTAAGTTTGATAGTATTATTATAATTAATAAAATCTTCATCAGATATAGTATTATTATTAATATATTTTGAATATATCAGATATTTTACCATATTTTTTAATTTATTAAATTCGCATTTTATTTCTATATATTCATTTGATAAAATATTAAATAATACATATTTTGATATTTTAATTATTTCTTTTTCTTGAATTTGTTTATTAATATTTTCAAGTTTATTATTTAATTCATCAATATTATTATTATTTCTTTTTACAGATATTATAAGTGTTTTAGGAATATCAATATTTTTATTATTACTTGTTTTTACTTTTATTTTTCTAGTTGTTTTATAAATTTTTATTATTTCTCCTATTTCTTCATTAATTAATTTATATTTAATTATATCACCTACAACATAATCATTAGTTTCAATAAAATTATTATTATTTTTAATTTGATTAATTAAGATATCTTTCATACGTATTAATTTTTTAATTTCAATATTTTTATTTTTAATTTTTTGTAATTCATACATATACATATATAATGCCAATTGTAAATAATGTTCTTTTTCCAATTGTTTAACACATTTGAATTCATATATAATATCATTTTCATTATCAATACAATCAATATATCCTATTAATTTACGGTCTAATAATTCTGGTTCATTTTCTTGTTCTAATTTATATTCAAATATAGAATTTATTGAAATATTTAATAAATTTAATCTATTTATACATTTATTTAAATTTTCTATTTTTAACCAATCATAAGTTGTAATTTGATATATTTTGAATAAATAACCAGTTTTAAATGTATTCCAACAATTACATATATATAATAATTCATCTGGTTTTAAATTTTCAATATTTATATCATTAATATTATAATCTTTTTCTAATTTTACTGAACAATTATTATTAATAACTTTATTTTCAAAATCAACTTTTTTTAATTTATTATAAATATTCATTTTATTTTTTTGTTTTAATTCAAACATACTAGGAATTGCAATCCCTGTAATTTCACTTACACTCTCTGTTGTTTCATCATTTGATATTTTTAAAGGAATATCAATATTATTTATTATATAATCATTATTAGGTATTATTTCTAATTGGTTATAACATTCATCTATAATATTTTGCGGCAGGTATTTGCTAATAATTGTAACAGGAGTATCTATATTTTTATCTTTTTCATCATAATCATTAATATTAAGTTTTGAAGTCTCAAAATGACAATATAATTTTATATTAGATTTATTTATAAATGGCATATAATCATTTGTATTATGATGAAATAATGTTAAATGTTCTATTCCTCTCGTGGTTGCGACATATAATTCATTAGAACAAATATGAGGATTGGCATCTTTTTTATAAAATTTAAAATATGATTCATCAAAATTAAATATAATTACAACTTTTCTTTCTAATCCTTTAACTTGATGAAATGTTGAAAATATTATTTTACCTTCCAATAATTCTTCGTCTAATTTCTCGTCATCACTTGTAGGAACATAAACCATAACATTCGGCATATCTTTTTTAATTTTATTTTCTAATTTTCTAACAGGCGAACCTTGACTTTTAACACTAGGGGCTAAAATAAATATATCATTTGGTTTATATCCTAATGAAAAATAATATTTAATTTCTTGAAATGTTCTAGATGTAGAATGAATATCAAAACAATCACAAATAATATATCTAGGTTTATTATTAGTAATTTTATGTGATATAATACGTTCATCATTTAATAAACATTTATTAATAAATAAGGACATTTCATAAGTAATTCTAAAACTAACTGGCAAATTACATCTAATCCAATTATAAGAATTGAAATTAAATAATAGGGGTGCATATTCAATAAAACGTTGGTCAGCATTATTAAAATCAAATATACTTTGTTTTTTATCACCAAAAATACAAATTTTTTTATTTATATTTATATTATCTGTATAAATTTTACATATAAGTTCATAATATAAACTTGTTATATCTTGTGCTTCATCTAAAACGATTAAATCAAAATTAAAATTCTTTAATGGTTTATTTTTATTTTTAATAATATTATTTATAATAGTATCAGTATAACATTTATTATCATAATATTTAACACATAATGAATGATAACTATGAACTTCAATATTATTGAGCATTAATTTTTTCGCTTTTTCTCTTGTTTCAACTTTTAATTTTGAATTATATGTTAATAATAAAATATTCATATCATTAAAACGTTTTGCAATATGTAAATTACAGGTAGTTTTACCACTACCAGCAACACTATCAACAACAACATTATTATTTAATATTAATTGTTCAATAATATAATTTTGGTCTGATGAAATTATGGGCAATTCCATTTAATATAATATAAATCAAATCAATTTTATATCAAATCTTTAAATACAAAAATATTAATATAGAACCACATATAAATAATAATATTTCTGTTATTACTGGTCTTTTAATATAACATATAAAAGGATTTAAAGACATTCATTAGATTTCTTTAAATAATGGATATTAATAATGAACCTCAAAGAAAATGCGATAAATGTAAAATTACAAAACCTAAAAGATTATTTTATAAATATAAGTGTTGTAATAGATGTCATATAATATCTTTTATTCATATTCATTTACAAAATGCGCGAATTGCTAATCATTTAAATATTTCTATTGATGAATTAAATAATATTCTCAAAATAGATTTTAATGATACTAAAAAAAATGAAATAGGAGAACACGAAAGATATGATGAAGTTATGTTATTAATGTATAATTATAGTTCTATAATTACCGATGATATAATTAATCATTTTTTAGATGAACCATTATAAATAATAAAAAAATCATTTAAGGACATTCATAAAAAACCCTTAAATCTATATTATTTAAATAATATAATGATTAATATAAAAAATTGAATTTAATAATATAATGATTAAT